TCATAACCTGAAGGTCGCAGGTTCAAATCCTGCTCCCGCAACCACTGATAAAGTACGGTCGCTTGTTTCGGCCTGCATCCCTAGGGAATTCAACATTGCGGCGAGGACGCCGTGCAGTTCCAGCTGCGCGCGGCCGTTGGTGCCTGGGGTCATGATGACCTTGCCGATGTGGGGTCGCAGGCTGATGCGGAACGCTTCGGTGTCATATTCGCCGCTGGCCAGGTTCGCCTGCATGTTCTCGATCCAGCGGCGATACTCATGTGCGATCGCGGGATGGAGCGGGATCTGGTCGACCGCGGCAATGTCGGCGATCTCGGCCGTTATAGCCGCGCGTTCTTCGTGCGCGGCCATCAGCTGGGCCTTGACCTCGGTATAGTCGCCGAGGCCATCCGCGATCGCGCGCGTCAGGCGTTCGATGCGTCCCTGCACCTTTGCTGCGCGCCGGTCGGCGGTCGCGCGCAGTGTTTGCTGGCGCCGACGCTCGACTTCGTTCAGCAGGCGCCATTCGTCGAGGAACTCTTCGACCCATTCGGGCGTGAGGGCCCGCGTTTTCAGCGCCTCGATGACGCGCCCCTCAAGAAGGCGCGTGCTGATGGTCGCCCTGTTGGAGCATGTACCTTTGCTCTTCGCCGTCGAACAGCCCCAGCGCTCATTCCCCAGCACCGTGATAGTGCCTCCGCAGACTCCGCATTCGACCAGGCCCGACAGCAGCCGCTTCGGACGGCGATGTTGCGCCGCTTGACGAAGCGGGACCAGCGCCAAGCGCGCTTCGACGGCTTTCCACGTGACTTCATCGACGATCCGCAGTTCTTCGACCTGCGTTTCGATCCATTGGTCGCGCGGATTCGGTTTGGAAACGCGGCGCCGGGTGTCCGGATGCTTCTCGAAGCGCTGCCGGTTATAGACGATCGTGCCGCGGTAGAGGCTATTGTGCAGGATGCCGTTGCCCCGCTGCCGATGGCCCATGATCGTGCTGGCGTTCCACTGGCCGCCGCGCGGGCTGGGAATCCGCTCGCGGTTCAGATCGCGCGCGATGGCAAGCGGCGAGCGGCCCGCCAGATATTCGGCGAAGATGCGCCGGACGATTGCTGCCTGCTCTTCGTCGATTTCCGACCAACCTCCTTCGGGGCGCCCCCGGCTGTCCAGCTTGTAGACCGGGCGGTAGCCGTAGCTGCGGCCGCCTGGAATCCTGCCGGCGCGGGCATTGCCGATCTGGCCGCGCCGCACCTTGTCGCCCAGATCCTTGAGGAAGAGCGCCGCCATCGTGCCCTTGAGGCCGATATGGATTTCCGAGACGTCGCCATCGGCGAGCGTCACCAGGCGGACGCCCGCGAAGCGCAGCGCCTTGAAGATGGCGGCAATGTCTTCCTGATCGCGAGACAGACGGTCGATCGATTCGCAGATGACGACATCGAACCTGTCGGCCGACGCAAGAAGGGCATTCAGCTGGGGGCGGTCGCGCGTCGCCCCACTGATCGCGAAATCGGGAAAGACCTGGTCGACGGCCCATCCCTCGGCCTTGGCGCGTTCCGAACAGAGATGGACCTGATCGTCGACCGATCGCTCATTCTGCCGGTCGCTCGAAAACCGAGCGTAGATGGCGCAGCTGATCATGCGGGGATTCCTGCGATTGTGATTCGATGCGCCGCATTCTGGCGGCAAAAAGCATGCGCGCAAGCGCCCGCGCCGGATGAAGGCCATCGTCGTTGGCCGGGACGGGCAGATCGCGCTTCACGCTGCCGCGCGCTCTTCATAAGCGGCCGTGATGCGGCGGACGGCCGTTTCGAAGTGCCTGGGGTTATGCTCGATGCCCGTGAATATCCTGCCGGCGCGGATCGCGGCGATTCCAGTGGCGCCCGTGCCCATGAAGGGGTCGCAGATCGTCCTGCCGGCGGCGTTGCCGACGATCTTGCTCATGAGGACGTCGGGCTTCGGGGTCGCGTGGCCGAAGCGCATTTTGCCGCGCGGGGCGCCCGTCGTCGTGACGCGCAGCTTTTCGGAGACGGTGCCGATCGGATGATGGTCGGCCCGCCAAGCGTGGATGTAGAATTCGACGTCGGTACGATAGTTTTTGTTCGCGATCGGCTGCGGGTTGGTCTTTTGCCAGATGCAGAGGGCGTACCGATGGAAGTTGCCGCGCAGGTGGGCCAGCAGATCGGCAAGCTGATCATTGCTAGCGAAGACGATGGCCGCGCCGCATTGCAGCGGATTGATGATCGAGCGGTCGAAATCTTTGTGCAGTTCCTCGGCGACGATCTGGTCGAAGCGGGGCCTGTCCTTGCGATATTGGCCACCTCCTTCGGCCCGTATCTTGTAGGGCGGATCAAGTATGTCGGCGTCCATCCAGCCCAAGGTGGGGCGGAGGGCATAGGCATCGCCCAGATAAAGACGGTGCGGACCGATGGTGACGGTGGGGGTCATGATCCGACTAGATCACGAAAAAGGATGGGTTCTACCGAGCCGTCGTTGTTGACGCGATCCAGCCAGACGTCAGCTTTAGGTTCGTCGCCGGTCCAACCGTGGGGCCAAGTTTCCAGTGCGATCAACTCGCGGATGCGGGTTTCCTCTTCTGCGTCGATCAAGATTATGCCGGTGCGGCCGAGACGCTCGGCGTCCGCATTGACCTCCGCCTGGATCGCGAGGACGCGCTCAAGGCCCATCAAGCGTGCTTCGAATGTGAGCGGCCCCATGCGTTGCTGGTTGCTCTGAAGCGTGCCATCTTTTCGGTATTGGAAGCCAGGCTGGCGCTTGCGGTTTGCCGGTCGCCTCAACTCCAGATACAGTCGTTTCAGGCCGAGCAGCGGCGCCAGATGGTCCCAATTCGGCAGCTTCAGCACTGCCGCCAGCGCGCCGTCATGCGCGATCAGGTTACAGCCGACGCAGCCGGTTCGCATATCCTCTTCGCCGCCATAGCCATCGGCGATCATCGCGGTCGGCCACGCGCCGAATTCGGGCATCGGTGCGAAGACCTTCAGCCAGTCCCACACCATGCAGAGCGTCCAATGATCTATCGGTGCGAAGGTGTCGGAGAGTTCGCCCGGCAGATCCGTTTGAAGCCAGCCCTGCCCACATTCCGCGCCGTTTCGCGAGCAAGACAGGTTGATGCGTTTGTCGCGAGCATCCGATTCGCCCCGTCGCACTCCAGTCAGCGTCAACGCGCGGCCGTCGAGACCTGCGAGATGATCGCGGATCGCCGCCGTCATCGGCTCGACCTTGATCTGCGGCGTACACCAGCGGAAAGTGTTGGAGGGAGGGGGAACGCCGCGCCCGAACATATAGACGAAGAAGCGTTCGTCCATCGGGGCGCATACTTCCATCACCTTGATACCCATGGTGCGGAGGCGGGTCATGATCGCTCGCGCCGCTGCCTGAACCGGCGGAAGCTCGGCGCGCGTGTCCGCATACATCACGGTGATGGAGCGCGGGCGCGGGAGCAATTCCATTTCCAGCGCTGTCGTGACAACCGTCGCGACGGTTGCGCTGTCTTTGCCGCCGGAAAAGGCCAATATCCAGTGATCATATGCGGTCGCGACGGCGCGCATGTTGTCGATCGTGCGATCAAAGCACGCGCCGACCGGCATATGCGCGCCCTGGCCCGAGAACAGGTTCGTCTGTCCGCGCGGGACGTAGCCCGTTGCCTGGCTGGTCGCAGCGAAGAGATGGTCGACCACGCGGCTCACAGCCCGAAATCCTCTGGTTCGGGCCAGTTCCAGAAGCCTTGACGTCCCTTCATGGGGATGGGTTCGTCCCAGACTTCGATATCGGTGAGGGGCCAGCCCCAATTGGCGTGTTCGTCGCGGTCGCTGTCGTTGGCGCGGGGGACGCCGAATTCTTCGGCGATCTCGGTTCCGATACGCGGTTCGCCGAGGATAGCGGTGCCGAGGCCCGCGGCGAGGGGCAAGCCGCCGTTGTCGGGCATCCATGCCCGGAACAGGATGGGCTGCGCCTTGTCCGCGATCAGGCAGGTTTCGGCCGCCGCCCTGGAGCTTTCGTCGCTGGAATCCCGAAAGGCGATCAGGTGATAGAGGTCCATCGCCTCTTCGCGATCGATCTTCCGTGCCGATGCGTGGATGACGATGCGCTGGCCGATCAGCGAGCGCGGGGCGCGCCAGCCACGGAATTCATAGGGCTTGGCGCCCGCCATGATGAGGCTGGCCCAAGGTTGCCAGATGGTGAGGGCCTTCATGCTGCTACGCCTTCCCGCTCGGCGCATTCATTTGCCATGTTCGCGCGCACCAGCGCCTCCGCCAGCACCGGGCAGACGCTGTTGCCGCATTTGGCGACTTGCGCCGTTTTCGTGATCGGCTTGCCGTGGGCGTCGTGGTCGATGATGTAATCGGGCGGGAAGCTCTGCGCGTTGAACAATTCGCGGGGTGCCAGCATCCGCATGCCGATATCGACGATCGCATATTCCTCGCCGTCGATCATGACCGTGACGAGGCCGAAGCGCGCCTGGTGCGTCAGGGTATGAAGCGGTTCGTCCGCCGACTGGCCGTGTTGCGCGGCGCTATAGTATTTCAGCAGGAAGGCGCGGACCTCTGCCATATGCGTGCCTTGCGCGCTGATTGTGTGCAGGGGTTCGTCAACCGGCTGGCCGTGGGCGCAGGTGCCGCGCAGCTTGACCAGGTTCGACGTGACGAGCTGCTGATGCGATCCGCTTGTCGTGATCGTGCTGACGGGCTCGACCGCTGAACGGCCGGGCTTCACGCCGCGCCGCTCTTCGTTCATTTGCGCGAGGTGCGCGGCGACAAGCGCGCGAACCTTCGCCTCATCCTCGGCCGAGGCGCGCTCGTTGACTGCGGAACCCATCTCGCCGCCGGCAAACTTCCGCATGAAGGCGTTGACGACACCGAAGCGGTTTTCAGCGGTCTGCGTCCGGATCGGCTCATCCACTGCGTTAGCGCTTCGCGGCCTGCCGTCCTTGTCACCGTAGAAGGGAGTGAGGACAGCCGCCGCGACACAGGCATCGGCCTTGGCCGTCGTCGTCGGATAGGGCTGTTCGGGACCGACTGGGCCGCTCTGGCCGCGCCGTCCGCCACAGCCGACGATGACAGGGGAGAGCACGGCCTCGGCAACGCCGTATTCCGGCTGTGCCGTTTGCGTTCGCAAAGGATCCTGCGGATCGAACGCCCGCGCAGCGCGCGTGTTCTTGAATGCGGTTCCTATGACGACGGGCGACACGACAGCCTCAACCACGCCCAGCGGCGCGCTGCCGCCGGGGCGCTTCACATAGCTGTTGGCCGTCACGGTGTGCAGCGGTTCGTCGGCCGCGTGGCCGATCGTCCCGGCGCGAAACTTCGTGATGTGCGGGACGATCGCGGCCATTTCGCCGCGGTTCGCGCCCGTGACGGTCGGTAGCGGGGCTTCGGGGGCGTAGGACCGATCCGGGCTCCCGTGGTGCGTCAGCGGCGCGATGAACGGCGTGATGAGCGCGCTATCCCGTGATTGAGTGACAGTCGGGAAGCCCTCCTCCGGGCCGTGGCAAGGCTGCCCCCTACGCTTGCCGCTCCTGTCCACGTCGCCATGTGCGGTGCGCGTGAAATATGGCGTCACCAGCGCCTGTTCGCCGCCCCTGGCCGTCGTGATCGTGCGCAAAGGTTCGTCGCCGGGATGAAAGCGGTCGCCCGCCCAATTGGTGTTGCAGATCGGCACGATAAAGGGCGACGGGTTGTTAACGACGAACTTCATGATGCCGTGCGCGATGCGGCGCAGCGTCTTTTCCGCGAGCGGCTTCTTGCGTTCGAAGATCGACGGGCACGGGATCGTCCAGTCGATGATCTCGGCCGCCGTGCGCCATGGCTTCAGCTTGCCTGCCCGGACTTCCGGACTGTCCGGCTTGCCGTGCGTCGGTTTCGGCCAGACAATCGGCTGGCCGTCGCAGCGGGCGACCATGAAGAAGCGCTTGCGGATCGTCGGCGCGCCATAGTCGCAGGCACGAAGCTCGCGCCATTGCATCTTGTAACCGGCGCGGCGCAGCGCTTTCGTCCATTTGGCGAACGTCTCGCCAGCGCGATCCTTGATCGGATAGCCCTCGCTGTCGAGCGGCCCCCATGTCCGGAATTCCTCGACATTTTCCAGCAGGATCAGGTCGGGCTTGACGCGCTGGGCCCACAGGACGACGACCCACGCCAGATCGCGAATCGATTTCTCGCGCGGCTTTCCGCCCTTCGCCTTGCTGAAATGCTTGCAGTCGGGGCTGAACCAGGCCAGCTGCACATGGCGCCCGGCGGCGATTTCGCGCGGATCGACCTGCCAGACATTGTTGCGGATATGCAGCGTGCCGGGGTGATTGGCCTCGTGCATCCGGATCGCTTCTTCGTCGTGGTTGATCGCGATGTCGATGGCGCGGCCGAGCGCGGCCTCGATGCCGGTCGAGGCTCCGCCGCCGCCGGCGAAGTTGTCGACGATGATGCCGGGGGTCATATGGTCCTCCGCCACGGAAGCGCATCATGGGTTCTGTCGTCGAGGGTGCGGCCAGCGGCTTTCTTGCCTACACGGCACGTCATGGTGAGAAGATTGCGGTCGGCCTTTTGTTCGGCCTCTGCCATCGCATCGAGCGCGTCCCCGCACACTCCATATTCGACGCGACCATCGCGCTGCATCCAGCCGATGTTGCGGCGCGCGACTGGTATCAGATCGCTGCGGAGAGGGGTGTGGACGCCCCATTGTTTGAAGTGGAAATCGACGTCGGCGCTTGCGCAGTCGTCGCGAATCTGGCGTGCCCAATCGGGGTGCATCGGGCGGGCGCCGGGGCCGCTTTCGCCACCGACGATGACGCCATCGATTTTGCCGTAACGAGATTTCGTCGCCCCGTGATAGAGGCGGTCCCCGCCATGATGCGCCGGCAGCAAGCCCCAGCCCATGCCCTGCAACGCGTCGAATTTATCCGTGCAGGTCGGCAAGGTCAGCGACATCAGATCGATCGGGCCGAGCAAGGGTTCGCAGGACAGGAATCGCCCTGCCGCCGGGGTGGCGAGCAGATCGGGGATGCGTTCGTCGGCGCGCCGCTGATCTTCGACGGACGTGCCGAGCCAGACATTGGGGAGCGGCCATATGTCGGCAGTCCGGTGAGGGATGCCGTTCAGCCATGTATCCTCAAATCCTTCCCACCCGCCAAAATCGGCGTGAACCCGCGAAGGCAGATCAGAGACATATTGGCGCATCCGCGCCGTGCGCTTCGTCAGCACAAGATGCTGGTGCCGGGGCGTCGCGGCCATCGCCGCGAACATGCGGTCGATCCACTCGACCGGGACCGCTTCGTGAAAAGTGTCGCCGTGGGCGTTCCAGAAAATGGTGCGGGGGCGGCGCCAGCGCAGCGGCTGAAGCAAGGCTGGCTCATGCAGGCGGACGGTGCCGTTCCAGACGGGCCCGGCCTTGCTGCCGATCGTCAAGCCCGTGCGCGACGGGTGTCGCCGCAGGCGGCCGCCGGCGAGGCGCATGGCATAACAATGGATGCAGCCGGGCGAGAGGATCGAGCAGCCGTTGATCGCGTTGACGGTCGCGTCGGCCCATTCGATGGGGGTGTTGTCAGCCATGGCGATGGCCCTCCCTGGCGATTTCGCGGTCGATCGCGGCGAGGAAGGCGAGGCCGATGGCGATGCCCTGGACGGCCTTGATGCGCGCGCCCGGCAATATGCGGCGCTCGCGCGGCCCGGCGGCGCGCTCGCTGGCGATCGTCAGGAAGGCCGAGGCTTTCTCGCCCAGCGCGTGCAGGGGCAGGGCGTCGTCGGCCGCCGCATCGTGGCCGAATTCGACGATGGCGCGGGCGCGTTCGCGCAGCACTTCGGCGAGGATTTCGAAGGTGGCGGGGCTCAAGACCTGGTCGAGCGGAAAGCCGTGCAGGGGCGCGATCATTGTCCCGCTCCTATCGGGTATCGGCGCGATCGCATGCGCGCGATGGCTTCCAACAACATGATGCTGCCGATGCGGGCATCGTCCTTCCAGCGATCATGGCCGTTGTCGGCGTAGTTTCTCTGAATTGAGGCGACGCGATGGGGCTTCAGCCCGGTTCGCGCGGCGATCTCATGCCGATCGACGCCGGAATCGGACAGGCGCAGCACGGACCTTTCCTTTTCGGTCAGTGCGTCGGAACCGACAGGACGTTCGCGATCGCTATGATCCTGAATCCTGCTCATCGGCCCGCTCCCTTCCGGAGGACGGGCTTTTGCGATTCTGCCTGTCGAAAATGTTCTTCGCCCCAATCGCATGCAGCGATCAGAAGCTGGTCGGCCGCCGCGGCAAAAATGAGCTTCGTGTGATAGTGCCCCCATGAGAAGCTGCATCCGCCGCCGCTGTCGAGAGCGGTGAAGACAGGGACGGCAGCGATGGCGAGCCAACCGCTCACTTGCGTTCGGAACGCCTTGGCGCACAGTTCCTCATAGGCGTCCTGAAAGCGGCCCGACATGCCGCTGAACAGTTCCTCGCGTTCATCGTCGCTCCAGCCTTTGATCAGAGCCTCGATCTCCGGCGGCAAGGCGTGATCGTAGAATTCCAGCGTTTCGGCCAAGCTGTCGGGCGCCGGGGACACGGGAAAGGGCCATGCGTTCTCGATGCGGACGCTGGCTTCGAACATGCGTTCGTAGATTTTCATCATGCCGCCTCCCGCTGGGCCGCCGGGGCGGTGAGTTCGTGGAAGCGGTCGCGGAAGCGGCGCTGGGCCTCGCCGGGATACCAGCATTCGATGCGCTGGGCGGGTTCGTCTGGGGCCGTGCCCCAATAATGATCGTCGGGGGGCATCAGGCGGCGCGCCTCGATGATCGCCATATCGAGGTCGGCTTTCCGGATTTCGTGCCGCCATTTGCGGCTGTCGATGCCGAAGGCGATGTCGACGACGGCCGCGAAATTCTCTTCGATCTCGCGATAGGCGGGCAGGATCGCCTTGAGCGGCCGCACCATGTTGCCCAGATAGGCTTCGGTCGCGTCGTGCAGCAGCGCGGCCAGCGCGGCGTCGGGGGACACGCGACGGCTGACATGGACGCTGTGTTCCGCGACCGAATAGAAGCGGCGCGGACGTATCTGGCCGGCGAAGCGGCAGATGCGCGACAGCGCCAGCGCGATGTCGTCGATGGCGATCAGCGCCGGGTCGGGCGCCGTCAGGTCGATGACCTTGCCCGACGCCAGCATCATCGGCGCGGGGACATAGGGCGTCGGTTCGACGCTCTTTCCCGATGGCGCCGCATCGTCGACCGGATCGGCGACGCGGCAGGCGCAGCCGTCGCAGTAAAGGCGCGCGCCGCGCCAGAGCCAGCCCGGCGGGGGATAGGCGGTCGGGCTGTGGAATTCGGCGTGGCAGCGCGCGCAGACATGCAGATAGTGGCTACCGGACATCGGCACTCTCCTTTTCGGGCAGGGAAGGCTGGGGGTGGGAAGCGGCGAAGATCGCGTAAGCCGCGCCGCATCGGCTGTTGCCGCACTCGGCGGTGACGTTGCGGACCCAGAAATTGGTGCCGCCGCACTGATGGCAGTGCATTCCGGCATAATAGATCGGCGTCGCGGGGCGCGCGGCCGTCTGGTCAGGCTCGGCCATGGTCAGGCTCTCCTTTCGGGGGATGCGGCCGCCTTGCGGCCCTGGGGATTTTCGAAGACCCAGCAGTGTCCGCCGCGATTGCCGCGGCCGTTGACCGATTTGTCGGCGACATATTTCCGCCGCTTCGAGCCGCGCAGCAGCTTCTTGATCTCGGCCATGTTGAGCGGGGTCAGGTTCGCGCCGCGGACGCGCTGGTCGAGTTCGGTCAGGTTGATCGCGAAAGTATTGTCGGGATCGCGCGAGCGGTTGATGCTCTTGTCGGGGTCGAAATTGCTGCGTGCTTCGGCATCCAGCAGGAAGTCGATCCGTTCCCAGAAATCCTGCACCAGCGGATGATCGCCGCCCGCCGACATCTGCCGGTCGAGCGCCATCGAATCGATGAAGCGGATGGTCTGCCCGATCGCTTCGTCGCCCGCGTCGCGGTCGATCGGCAGGATTTCGGCGGTCGCCTCCAGCGCGGCGGCCAGTTGGCTGTGATTGAGGATGCAGCGGTCGTTGTGCAGGCCTGGCGTGCGGGCGGCCATGTTGCGTTCGTGGAACTCGACCTGCCTGAAGAAGGTTTCGAGCCAGCGCTTTTCCTGCCGCACGATATGCACGATCGTGCCCGACAGATCGTCGATCGGCATCCGCTGGATGCGCCGCGCGGCGACCCTGCTGCCTTCGCTCCAATGCTGCTTGTCGATCGAAAAGGACATCAGCCGTTCCAGCACCGCCGGAACGCTGTCGATCCGTTCGTTCTGCATCAGATAGATGGAGCCCAGGAACGGCGGCTCGATCGTCTCGGTCCCGCCCGTGCGGGCGCCGGTGCCGCGCGGGTTGCGGCCGTTGAACAGCGTCAGCAATTCCGTCCAGTCGAACTGGCGATAATGCCCCCGGCTTTCGTCGCGATTGCCTTCGATCAGGCCCACGGGAAGGCCGGAAACCTTCATGAACTGGCGGCCGACAAAGGCCAGCGTGCCCTTGTTGGGGTCGAAGCCCTCATATTTCGACCGCCCCAGCAATTTCCACATGAAGGTAATGAGCGTGGTCTTGCCGGATCCCGGCTCGCCGGTGATTTCCAGCAGGCCCAGGCTGTCCTGGCGGTCGCGGATCTGCACCGCGAACAGCGACATGGCAAAGAAGGCGAGCGTCACCAGCCCGCGTTCGTGCCACGCGCCCCACAGGTCCTTCAGCCAGCCGAAATCCTGCTTGTCGGGATCATAGGCGATGCGCAGGATGCGTTCCGGCGTCCGCAGCTTCACGGCCCGCTTGCCGAAGTCGAAATATTTTTCGCTATTGATCTCGACCAGGCGGCCGTCCTTGACCGCGATGTCGCCGAAAACCCACGCGTTATGATCTTCGGAATATCCCGTGAAGGGCAGCGGCTCGACCTTCTTGATTCGCCGCGTCTGCTGCCGCATCAGCCGGTCCAGCTGCTCGGACGTGCCCGACCAGCCCCCGGCAAAGGCCATCAGCCGTTTCTTGAATTCGCCGGCGGCGGCGCAGGCATTGCTGCTGAAGCGCGCCTTGACGGTCTGCTGGCCATCGGGAAAGTCCAGCTGCAGGAAATAATTGGTTTCGTCGAGAATCTCGTCCCGCTCCATGTACAGGATGCGGAAAGCGCAGTTGGCGATCTCTTCGACGTCGAGGCGCTGGGTGCGCGCGCCTTCGTCATCGTCATAAGTGACCTTGGCGGCCCACATCCGGCTGTCGAACCGGAAGGTGAAGTTCGACAGCATGCGGTGGTTGTGGATCAGCTTCGCCTTGTCGCGGGCGGATTCCGCGATCGTGACGGCGCCGTTCCACAGATATTCGGCGATCATCGCGGCTGAATAGGGCGCCTTGTCGGGGTCGCCCTTCCAGTCCAGATGCCGGATCAGCAGGTCGTTCCAGTCGAGCTTCGTCCCTTCGCCATCGGGACGGACCTGCGCCGCCGTCGCCTCCCAGCCCTGAAGCCGCGCGCGCTTGACGAATTTGCGGGTAAAGCCGACGCCCGCCTTGCCGACATCGAAGGCAAAGACCAGGCGCGGGCGATGATTCGGGTTCTTTTCCGCGATGACCTTCAGCAGCTGGGCGAGCGCCTCTTCGGGCCAGTTGCTCACGGACATCAGGCTGACGGCAGTGATGCCGACCTGGTTCAGCGCGACGCAATCGAAAATCCCTTCGGCCAGCCAGATGTCGTCGGCCTCGGCCAGAATTTCCCATGTCAGCGTCGGCGGCATCCACCAATGCCCGCCCCAGCGCCCGAAATCGGGGTTCTTCTCCGCGAGTCCGGGATCGATCCAGCGAAAGCGCGCCTTCTTGCTGAACCGGCCCGGCCGGTCGATCAGCCGTTCCCACCAGCTATCGTTGGCCAGCGGAAAGCGCACTGTCGCCGTACTGATGCCGCGCTTCTGGTCGGTGTAGCTTTCCTGCGTGTACGACCCGCGCAGCAGCCGCAGGTCGAGGTGCCGTTCGTGCGACAGATAGGCGTCGGCCGTGGCATTGGGATCGGCCTCGCTCGCCGGCGCCCGCTTCGACCAGTCCTGGAACAGGTCGGGCAGCAAGTCGCGGACGCTCTCTTCCCACCCGCACTTGTCGGCGCGGCTGCATTTGACCATGCGCGGATTGTCGGCTGCGCAATAGGCCTCCGCCTTGCCGCAGCGCAGACAAATGCCTTCCTGCAGCCACGCCCCGCGCGTCTTTTTGAAGGCGAAGCGCTGTTTCAGGCCGGAAATTATGTCGTCGTTGAAGGACATCGGAGCCAGTCAAAAGGGTGCAGTCGGGGAACCGGCAAAAAGCGCCGGGGCGGAGTGTCAGCGGGGTCGGAAAATTCAGCGGTCCTGGTCAGAATCGAACATGTCGATCTGGGCCGCGTCGTACCCCGGCGGCGGCGGAAAATAGGTCTTTCGCGTGACGCTGGCGGGCGCCATCGGAATGTCGATCTGGGGATTGGGGATGGCGCTGGGCGACAGGCCCCACACGATCGCCAGTTGCGCCTTCCAGGTAAAGCCGCAATCGACGTTGAGGCACTGGAAATAAAGCTCGCGCATCGTCGGCATGTCCTGCGTCGAGGTGCGGACGCGCGACGGTGCGTGGCAGTGCGGGCAGGGCATATAATTCTGCCGCTGCCGCACGTGCGGATCGTCGGCATCGACGATGTTGCGGATATTATGGGCGGGGGCGTTCATCATCGGCCCTCCCGCTGGATCATCCGCGCCTCGGCGCGCATCGCCAGCGCTGCGGCGATGACTTCGCTCGCCGCCGCCTCGATCGCCGCGGCCTCGTCCTGGTCGATCACGCCGTCCGCGTGCGCGGCCAGCACGGTTTCGGCCAGATGCCCCGACCGCTTCGATTGTTCGGCGAACAGGATCAGCAGGTCGCGGCCCGTCGCGGCGATCGCCGGCGTCGGCACCAGGTCGAATCCGCCGCGCCGCGCCAGCAGCGCCGTGACATGCGGATGCCCGGCATGCCCCAGCGTTTCGGATTCCAGCACCGCGACGTCATCGACGCGCAGCCATTTGTCGCGCAGCCGCTTGTTGCAGCAATCGCTGACATGCTGCTGGCGGCGGCCCAGGCGCTCGGCCGCCGCTTCCTGCCCGCCATAGGCGCGGACAAGCTGGCCGCAGGCGGTTTTCAATTCCTGATCCTCGACAGGCAGGGCGGGGGCGATGTCGCGGGCGCCGGTCATTGTAGCGACCCTTGCAGCCATTCTTCGGCCGCCGCGAGCAGGGCGGCGCGCGCGCGTTCGACGGTTTTTTCCGTGCGCCAGACGATATAGCTTCCATTAAGCCGGAAGAACCATCGCGGCTTGTTGTTGCGCCCGCCGCTGGCGGACACGCGGCCGATATCGTGGATACCGAGTGACAGTATTTCGAGACCGCAAATATCGGTTGACCAGGACCATGCCGGTTTCGGCCTCTCCGTGGCGTCCAGATTGTTCCATGCTTCTATGGCGGCACGCGCGCGTTCGATGTGGTCCCATGCTTCGTCGCGCGAATTGCCGTCAGCGCCATAGCCGGGCGTAACGATGATATGTTCGATCAGGTCGGCACACTCGCGCAGGATGTCGATCGGATGGGGCGCCTTACACATGATCATCGTCCTGAAAGGCGGTGCGATGGCCGTTTTTACCGTCTTTCGCGGCGGCGACAGGGCGGGCAGCAGGGGCATCGCAGGGGGCGGGCGATGCGGGCGACAAGGGCGAACAGGCCGAGGCGGAGGAGGAGGGTGAGCCGTCCCCGGCCTGTTCGCAGTCCGGCGCCATCCCGTGGATGGGCAAGGGGCGCCGGATCGGCGGGGAAACTGCGACCCCGTCGATATCGTGATGCCGATGTTTCGTGCGCGCCATGGTCAGGCGACCTTCCGGTGCGGCGCTTCGCGCCGGTCGGCGCGGCGCAGGTCGATGCCGCAGAAACGCTCCTCGGCGGCCTGGTCGATCATCAGGTCGCGGGGATAGATGTCGGGGCGCAGATGATGGCAGGGCACGCCGTAAAGGCGTTCCGCGGTCAGCACATATTCGGCGGGCATCTGCCGCGTCTGGTTGATCCAGCGCCACACGGTCGCCTGTGCGGCGCCAAGATCGCGGGCCAACTGGCTGTCGCTTCCCGCGGCATCGCGGCAGCGGACCAAGGCTTCGTAACGGGTTATCGGCGTGTCCATATCCCCACCTATCGGAAATCCGATAATCTAGTCAAGTGGAAAAACGATATAGGCAATTATCGGATATTCGATAGAGGTTCGGCATGATTGATCGGGATCGCCTGCAAGAGCGCCTGGACGCTGTCGGCCTGTCGCAAAGCGAGTTGGCGCGGCGCGTGGGAATCGCCCAGGGCACGATCGCCGGCCTGTTCACGGGGCGTCAGCAAGGCTCCAAATATCTCCATCAAATTGCGCGTGAACTCCGGACGTCGCCCGCCTATCTCACGCGCGAGACGAACGATCCCAGCGAAGGCGCGCTGCCGGTGCCGACCGCCGAGGACGTTGCCGACGATCTGGGCCTTGTGGCGCTGAAGGAAATCGACCTGTCGCTGGGCGCGGGCGCAACCTATCTGGGTGAAGCGGCCGTGTCGGAAACGCCGCGCTATTTCCCGCGCGCCTGGTTGCGCGAGTTTACCGACGCGCCGCCCCACATGCTGGTCTGCGCGCGCGTTCGCGGCGATTCGATGAAGCCGACGATCGATGACAGGGCGATCGCCGTGATCGATTTGCGCCGCCAGCGCATCGATGAACAGGACGTCATCTGGGCGATCGCCGTGGCGGAAATCGGCATGGTCAAGCGCATCTGGGCGCAACCGGACGGCAGCTACAAGATCAAGAGCGACAATCCGAACGTCGATCCGGAAATCGCCGTCGACGGCGAAATGTTCGTGATCGGCCGCGTCGTGGGGTCCTTGGGGCGGCATTAACGGCGAAAATAGGGGGAGGGGAAGATGGCCAAGAAAAAAGCGAACTGGAACGAAGTTGCTTGCCCTAAATGCAAACAGCCGCTGAATGTTGCCGCGTCGCGCTGCCCGCATTGTCAGGCGGAATTTACGGACGCTGAAGTCGCGGCGCGGAAAAAGGAGCATCGCGGCGGGCTGATGTTCGGATGCGGCTTCCTGATTTTGGTGATGCTGACATTGGGCTGGTGCGTCAGTCGCGGCGACGATGGCGAATCGGCGATCTCGACCGGCAGCGCGAAGGGCGACGCAATTGCGCTATACAAGGAAGTGATCCGGATCGTGGAGCCATGCGATGCCGCGATGACGAGCGTGGCGAAAGTGTCAGAACAGCATGATGTTGTTGCGGCCTATCGCGCGGTGGAGCAGGCGGACAAGGTCTGTCTTTCGACCGGCACGGACATCAAGGCGATCGGCGTTCCGGCGAGCTTCGACGATGAAAACAAGGACATGGCGAAAAAGACGCTCGATATCTGCCATGATGCCTATCTGAATAAATGGGCGGGCGCGCATAAATTCAAGGAAATACTGGATGGAGACAACAGTGTTTCGGCGCAGGCTGAACTTCAGGACATCATGCAGAACATCAAAAGCGGCTCCACCATCTGCGTCGGCGGTTTGGTTTCGCTTGCCACGGCGCAGGGCGCGACCGAGGTCGATCTTGGGCTCGACGGCGCGAAGTAGCTGATGCTCGAAGCGCTTTGCCTTGCGCTCGACAAGCCGATGGACGGCGACACTTTCTGGACATGTTCAGGGATGAAGGTGCGCCTGGTGGCGGCGAGCGGTCCGATCGATGCACCGGAACTGGCGGGCTCACCACGCTGCAAGGGATGCGATCCGGCGCCCGGCATTGCAGCGCGGGAAAGATTACGGGCGATTATCACGCACGCCCGCGCGCGGAGTCTGCACTGCAAGGGAAAGGATCGATACGGCCGCGCGCTGTGCCGCGTGACGGTCGACGGCCGCGATGCGGGCGATCTGATGGTACGCGAGGGGCATGCCGTGATCCGAGACGACTGGCGCTGATGCCGCGCGACTGGCCCGATCCTCGCTGGCCCGATGACGATCGCGCCATCCCGCGTTGGCAATTATGGCTGATCGCTTGCCCGATGCTGATTGCTTCCCTGACAGCGCTGTGGGGCTGGCTCTGAACATCGCCGCTGCTGCGGCGCCATGGCGTAATCAGGAAAACAGTACCAGCTGATCCGGGTCGGCCGCGCTGCTTTCGCCGCCGATTTCCTCCAGGACAGCCAGCGCGAGTTCGCGCGCCGCCTGACGCCGGATATGCTCGGACGGTTCGGTCAGGCCCAGGCGCGCCCAGCCCGGCGCGGCCAGCAAGGCATCGGCGATTTGGTCGGGGTCGATTCGTTCCATGGACAAATAAGAACATATATGGAACAAAGGGGCAAGATGGAATCAGGACGAGTCGACCGGGATCGCGCGGAAGCATGGCGCAACGCGGTGGCCGAGTGGGAACGGCCGCCGACGCATCGCTATGCCGTTTTCCTCTTCGGCCGTCAGGTGACGCCCTGGCGAATGAGCAGCGCCGCGGCCGTGGTCGATGCCTTCGCGGAAGGACATATGACACGCGATGAATATGGCCAGGCTTTCTCGTGGGTCGGCGTGGATATCGTGAGCCGGCGCCTGTGAGCCGCCGGAAGGGCGAGCGGCCGATCGTCAAGACCGTTCGGCCATATGACGCCGACCATCCTGTCGCCGGTGCGATCCGTCGCGGAAGCCGATGGCTGGACGCCTGGGTGATGCAGATGACGACGCCCCATGCCGTCATTGTCCGCCGTACGGGCATTGCGGAGGCGCGCCTGTGGGAGTTTGCGATGGGGGCGGAGCCGACCGCCGACGAAATCGAAGTTCTGGCCGCGCTATGGTATGTCAAGCCGGATGGGTTGGCGGAATCGATCCTGCAGGCGTCGTGTCCGAAGGTCAGGCGCTTTCCAGCCTGATCGCCGTCCTCAGCCCGCCGCTGCCGTCCAGCATGTGGGTCGCTTCGTCGACCAGCCAGGCGATGCCGTCGATCTCGCTGTCCCATCCCGACAACGTCACGCGCGCATTGGGGAAAATCGCGGGGTCGCCCAGCGCGAGGTCATAAGTGAAAGTGAACACCCCGCGCTGGCGCTTCGCGGCCTCGCCTTTCGCCGCTGCCTTCGCGTCGGCACGGTTGGCATAGGTGCGGCGCAGTTTCTTGCGCTTGCCGCCGCCCGTCTTGACGGTGCGGGTCTCGCCCGCGTCCAGATCCCGATATTGCGCTTCCGCCCCGTCGTAATCGTCGCGCGATTCGGCGGCGAACTCCCACGCCCAACCGCCGCGCTTCGTCAGCGCCAGCACGGGCAGCGCGCCGCCGCCCGCCGTGCTGTCGGCGCCCACGGGCATGAACACCAGCGCGCCGCCTTTGGGTGCGGCGACGGCGTCGTATCGGCGGCCGAGGTCGCGCACGAACGCCATGTCGCTTTTCGCCGCCTGCTCGATCGCGGCGATGGGCTCGCCCGCCAGATCGGCGTGGATGCGCGGGGCCAGATCGTTGCGCGCCGCGATCTCCGTCAGCACCGCGCCCAGCGTCGTATCGGTCCAAATCGTGCGCCGCCGCGCGCGATAGTCGCCTGTCAGGTCGGCGGCGCGGGCGCGAATGACGACGACATCGGGCGGGCCGCTGCGCCGCACTTCGTCGACCTTGAACCGCCCCTTGTCGATCAGTCCGATCGCCACGTCGGCGCCGCGCTCCCACCCCATCGCCAGATGCAGGAAGACGCCGCGGCGCAGCGGCGCCAGGCGGCCGTCATGATTTTGCAGCGTCAATTCCAGTTGGTCGGCCTTCTCGGCGCGCTTTTCCGACAATTGCAGCGACAGGTGGCGCGGGTTGACCTTGTCGGCCAGGTCGGTGCCATCCTCCAGCGTCAGGCGAATCGCGGCCTTGTTGCCCTGCATCGCCGTCAGTCCACGCGCTCAAGGTCGATGGTGAAATCGATGCGGCGCGCGAGGCCCCCGGCGATGATATTCTGGCCCGTCTCGTCCAGGTTGACGATGACATATTCGCCCCACTGCCGCCCGGCGCCGTCGACCAGCGGCTGCGGGTCGCCCGTCGCCGCCATTTCCGCGAGGCGCTCGATGGCGCCATAGCTGCCCGCGATTTCGGGGATCAGGCTGCCCGGCAGGCTGACGCTGTCTTCGCCCGGCCCCAGATATTGTCGCGCCGCGCGCGCGCCGAAGCGTTCGGTCGCGGCGTGGCGCCAGCTGCGCCGCCGCTGATAGCTGTCATAGGCGAGCGTTTCGAGGCCGAAGACGAACAGCCCGAACGACATCAAAGTGCGCGGCCCCGGCGCGCTGGCGACGTCCGCCCCCGGCACGGGCGCGGGATCGGGGAACATCCCCTTGACCAGCCGTTGCAGCCGGTTCGCCTGGTACCGCGCGGCATCGATGCGCGCCCGCCATCCGTCGAAGGGCAGGCCGATGGACCGGATCGGGTCGGGAATCTTGAACGGGGGCTGCGCCATCAGTCGTCATCCCCGAAATCGGACCGCTTTTCGGCGGCAAGGATCTTCTCGATCTTCTTTCGCACTTCCTCGGCGATCGCCTCCGCATCCTGTCCCGCGCGGGCGTGGATGTGGAATTCGAAATGATAGCTGTTGCCGCTGCCCATGGCGCTGACATGGGATGCCTTGGGCGCGATCGGCGGGCCCGCCAGCGCCGGGGACAGCGACAGCGCCCCGGCGGCCGCGACGGCGGCCGTCAGGCGGCGCATCGATCCCACGGGCTGGCGGCCGCCGCGATCGATGCCCAGCGCCAGGCCCGCGCTGATGTGACCGCCCATTATGGCGAACAGGCGCGAGGGCGAGGCGATGCCCAGAAATTCCTTCGACTTCCGCCACGCCCCGCCGATGATGCCTTTCAGCGCATCCCATATCTTGCCCGGCGCGGCCTTGATGCCCGCCACCAGGCCGTCGATGATCGCGCGGCCGACGCCGAGGAAGCCGCCGACCAGCCCCCTGATGAAGGCCAGCGCGCCGCTGAACGCTTTTTTGATCGTGCCCCAATTGTCCCAGATCAGCAGCGCGGCATGGCCGATCGGCCCGCTGAATTCCAGGATGGTGCGCGCATTGGCCTTCAGCCACGCCCACGCCTTGCCGAGATAGCCGAGGCCAGTGGCAAAGGCCGCCTTGATCTTGTCCCAATGGCGATAGATCAGATAGGCAGCGACGCCGATCGCCGTCACCAGCAGGCCGATGGGATTCATCAGCAGCGCGCGGCCGACGAACAGCAGCGCGCGGCCGAAACCGATGGCGCCCTTCGCCAATAGCCCAAACGCCCCCGATCCGCCGATCAGCGCCGGTAGTCGTGCAAGAAGGACGAAGAGTTTCCCGAAACCGCTCCGCGCGACTAACGCTGCCTTTTGCAACGCGCCGAGGCTGGAAGTGCCCGCGACCTTCAGCACCCCGAAAACCCGCGCCAGATGGCCCAATTCGCGAAAGCGCGCGAGCAGGCGGTATCCGGTCGCCAGCGGCCCGAACAGACTGCCCAGCGCGAATTGCGCCGCGCCCAGCCCGACCTTGAACAGGGCGAGGCCCGCGATGGCCTGCGTGATCGCCGACGCCGCCTTGGGATGCTCGCGCGCCCAGCCCGCGACGGCCCCAGCCAGGCGATTGACATGGCCCAGCACCGTGACGACGCCGGGCAACAGCGTGGCGCCCAGCGTGATCGCCAGTTCGGACACGCTGCCCGTCATCGCTCGCCAACTGACGGTGGCGTCAGTCAGCAGCCGCTGGTCGAACGCCGCGTCGATCGTGCCGGATGCCCGCATCGATTCGTCGCGGATCTTGCGATAATCCTTCAGGTCGAGGACCAGATTGCGGATCGCCCCCTGGGCCTGCATGTCCTCGAAAGCATAGCCGAGCTTCGACAGGTCGCCCTTGGTGGCCTTTTGCGTGATCGTCGCGATCGCTTCGAACGTGTCGATGCCCTGCGCCTTCAGCTTCGCCATTTCGGCGGGCAGGTCGACGCCGAAATTCTTCTGAAAGGCGCGCACGGTCGCGGGCGAGTTGATCTTTTGCAGCAGATTTTTGACATTGTTCGCCGCTTCGTCGGCCGTGCCTGTGCCGCGCCGCGCGATCTGCAGCGCCGCCGACAGATTGCCGACCGCATCGAGCCCGCCATCGCCCAGCGCGCGCAACTGCGAGGTCAGCCCCGGAAAATGCCGCGCCATGTCGCGAATCTCGAAAGCCCCGGCGTTGCCGGCGGCGGCCATGATGTCGAAAGCGCGGCTCGTCTGCGCGATCGGTACCTTGAGGTTGTTGAGATTGGCATAGGCCGCGTCGGCCCCGTCCGCGAGGTCGACCTTGAACGCCGTGCCCAGCTTGCCGATGGCGGGCACCATCAGCGCCGCCTGGCGCGGGTCGAGGCCGAAGCCCGCCAGCGTATCGACCGCGCCGCGCATATCCTCGGGCATCTGGCGCGCGGCGCGGGCGGCGAGCAAAATGGTATCGCGCAGCTTTTCCGTCTCGCCCGCCGACAATTCCGCCTTTTGCTGGATGTCGACCATACCGCTGGAAAAATCCCCGGCGGCCTTGGCGGCGAGGATCAGCGGCGCGGCCCGCGCGGCGCCCTGGGTCATATTACCGCGACCGCTGGATTTCAGCTGGTCGCCGCGCTCTCGAATCCGGTTGGCGTTGGTTTCGATACCGAGCAAGCGTTGCTGATGCTTCAGCTGATCGTTCGTCTGTTTCAACTGCGACTGCAATTGCGACTGGTTGTGGATCAGCTTGAAGATGTCGCCGCCGTCCGCCATTTCCCTGTTGACGGCATCGAGTTGGGTTTGAAGTTTCCGGGAGTCTTTCTCCAGTCGCGTCACGGACGCCGACATCGACTTCATCGACTGCGCGCCTTTTTTGCCCAGCCCGACGATGTTGCGGATCGCGCCCGACAGCTTGTCGCTGCCGACGAAATTGACCAGGATGTTCAGGCGGCTGCTCATGCGTCCTTCCCGCCCTGCATGCGGTTCCAGCGATCGACGGCGCGGCGGCGCCACGCGATCAGGTCGAACAGGTCGAGCGCCGCGAGGTCGGCCAGCGGCCAGTGGAAAATGGCGGCGATGTCGGCCATCATGTCTTCGGCGCGCGTTCCGCGATCATCCTGTCCATCATCGACCGCTCGGCCTTCGTCATAAAAAAACCGCGGATCACGCCTCCGATCTGGGCGAGGTCGACGGGATCGAGCGCGGCGACTTCCTGGTCGATCAGCACGGGATCGCTGATGCGCGGCACCAGTTCCAGCACGGTGGCGACGTCGCTGCGCATCAGATCCTCCAGCGTCAGGCCGCGCAACTCGCCAGCCTGGGGCTTGCGGATCGTCACGGTGGCGATCCTCTGGTCGCCGCGTTCGATCGGTTCCTCCAGCGGGACGGGGATCAGTTTGTTGCTTTTCGCTTTCGGCGGATTCGGCGCGGGCGTTACTTGGGTCATCGGGCGGGGTTCCTTCGATGTTGCGGGAAGTGGAAAAGGGGCGGCAGCCACAAGAAAAACCGCCGCCCCGCCTCGGCGCCGCCATCCCCGCATGTCTGGCCGCGCCGAAGGTTCGGATCAGGCCATGTCAGCCGCCGAGCGCGGCGCGAATCTCGGCGTAGCGATCGACGCCGTCGACCAGGAAGATGCTGTTCAGCATGTCGATCTCGATCTCCACGCGGCCGTTGATCGACAATTTATAATAGGCGAGCGGGATCTTGATCTTGTGCGCCGTATCCTCGCCCGCCTTGGCGTTGCCCATGTCGATTTCCTCGTACCGGCCGCGCATCACGATCTCGACCTGGTCGACGCCGCTGCCGTCATCGGCCTGATAGGCGCCGACCAGGCGCAGCAGCACGCCCGCGACATCGCTGGTGCCGAACTGGCGCAGCACCTGCTTGACGATGCCGCCGTTGGTGAATTCGGCCTCCATCGCCTGCAGGCCCATGTCGATCTTGACGGGACCCAGCATGCCGCCGCCGCGCCATTCCTCCATCGCCAGCGCCAGCTTGGGCTGGGTGAATTCGGCGATGATGCCCTGATAGTTGTTGCCTTCGTTATAGAGGCGGTAGTTCTTGAGTTTCTTTGCCAGGCCCATGGCCGTTTCCTTTCAGTCGGATCGGGGAATCAGCTGTTCACCTGGTCGCCGAAGCCAGCGTAATATTTGTCGGTGATGCGCTGGTTGAGGATCGGGTTTTCCAGCGGTGCGGGCGGCGTGAAGTCATAGTCGATGACCAGCTTGCCGTTCGCCAGATCGGCCGCGTCGTTCAGCGCCGGGTCGTACCAGGCGCTGCCCCCGACCAGATAGCCCGCGCCGACGAAGGCGCGGAAACGGGCGTTGACCGTCTCCAATATGTCGCGGATCAGGCCGACCATCATCGGCTTGTCCACGGCCCACGCCAGCCCCTCGGCAATCGTGTCCTGCAGCACCTGGCTGATCCGCACCGCGCTTTCGAAGCTGTATTCGGGCTGGGTGTCGTCGGCGCAGGTGCGGTTGCCCCAGAACCGGAATCCGGTCATCCGCACGATTGTCGTGATCTGCGCGGCGTTGAGGACGCCCGCGGGTGTCGTATCGTCCTGCAGGTCGAAATGGACCGACTTGCTGATCCCCGTGACGCCGTCGACGGCGACGTTGGACAGCGTCTTGTGCCAGCCCTGCTCTTCGTCGATGCGCGCGCGCAGGCCCAGCGCGCGGGCGACGGCATCGCCTTCGAAGTCGCTGGTGAAATTGGGCCAGATCAGCATCAGTTCGCGCGCGGAAAATTCCTCGCGATAGGTCAGCGCGGCGGCGATCGTCGCCTCGGGCACCGCCGCATAGACGAAGCCGCGCAGCTTCCTGGCGATGACAGTCAGTGCCGCCGTCACGGCCTGCGTATCGAGGCCGGGACAGCCGAGGATGCGCGGACGCACGCCCAGCTGCACTTCGGCGTCCAGCAGCGCCTGCATCCCCGTCGCGATGCCGTCGCCGCCGACCGTACCGATGATATTGGCCTCGGTGATGTCGTCGGCATCCTCGCCGACCCCTTCGGCGACGCGGACGATGACCAGGATCGGGCTGACCTGGTCGGCGATGGCCTCCAGTGCGGGCTTCAGCGTCCCGTCCGTGCCCGCCTTGCCGATCGCGTCGCGGATGTCCGTGACGAGGACGGGCTTGTTGAGCGGGAAGGCGTCGTCGAGCGCGGCGAGCGCGGGACCGGCGGCGGCCGTCGCCGTCACCACCATGCCGATGATTGCCGTGGCGACGGGGTTGATCGGGCGGCTGCCGCCCGTGAGCAGATTGACCTTGATGCCGTGCATGGCGGACTCCTTTGCGAAAGCGGTTCAGGCGGGGGTGACGGCGACGCCGCCCCGGCGGATGGGGATGGACAGCAGGACGCGGTCGTTGGCGGCGGGCAGGTCGCGGCGCTGGCCCTCGATGGCGATGATGACCTTGCCGTCGCGATTGTCGGCCGACACATCGACGCGCGTCAGCGTCAGGCGCGGCTCCCAGCGCGACAGGGCGACGGCCGTCGCCGCGAACATCAACTGGCGCGTGATCGCATTGCCGGGTTGGTCGATCAGGTCGGGCAGCATCGATCCATAATCGCGGCGCATCACGCGCGCGCCGATCGGCGTCGACAATATGTCGCCGATCGACTGCGCGAGATGGGCATTGCCGTCGAGGCGGCGGCCGCTGGCGCGATCGAGCCCGATCATTGCGGCGCTCCCGACACGCCGCCGCCCGTGGTGACGCCCGTGTGCTTGTGTGATTTGAGGCTCTTGCCGCCGCCGACGACATCGTCCTCGGCCGTCAGCGTTCCCGTGACGGCGACATTTCCGCTGACGGAAAGGGGGCCGTCGATCGTGACGCTGCCCTGTATCCGCACATCGTCGGCGACCAGGTCGACTGTCGAGCCTGCCGGCAGATTGACGGTCAGATACTGACTCTCGGGATCATAGGCGAAGCGCGCGCCATCGGGAAATTGCAGGACTTGTTCGGCGCCGTCCCCCACGGGCGGAAAGGTGTCGCGCGTCAGGCCGGGAAGGAATACGCCCATGGCAATGTCGCCCCACGGGCACAGCAGCACGCCCTGTTCGCCGACGCGGGGCGGCGACCAGACGCCGGTATCGCCGGCGCGGGCCATCAGCCAGCGCAGCGGCGGCGATTCGACGGCCTGGCTTTCGTCCGTGCTATAAAGGACCGTGCAGCGCGCCGCCGCCAAATCGATGCTGGCGACGGTGCCGATGCGGATCATCGCGGCGGGATCGATGGGGATGTCTTCGGGCGCGGACATGGCCGCTACAAACGGCCTGCTGCCCCCGAATGCCAGCGCCTGCCCTTGTAAGATCGGGCATTACAAGGAAGACGCGATGTCCCGCGGCGCCCCTATGCCCGCTTGATATTTCCATCGAAGCGCACGCGGCCGAATTCGCGCTGCTGATAAATCCGTGTCATGTCGAAGTTCTGGAAAACATTGTTGGTAACGAGCGTTTCGGCGCCGATACCTGCGCCCGCCTCGAAACTGGTGACGCCGCCATTCAGTCCCGACCACACGGTCACGTTGCCGGCAGGCGCGGTCAGACCCGTTGCGTTGACCGTGAAATCGCAAACGACTCCGATGGGCTTGATCCGGTTGGTCCATGGTATGGGGGAGTTGATCCAGTTGGGACCGATCGGCGGGAATTGCGGGGACCAGACGAACGAAAACGGATGAATGTCATAGTTGGTCGCGCCGCCCCCTGCCGAACCGCGACGCGTCAGCAGATAGGTCTTGCCGTTGTCGTGACGCATGTAGAGGACCGAATAGGGCTGGCCGAATGCGGCCAGGTCGCTGTCGTTGAAGCGGATATGACCGGCCGATGCGACATTGTCCGTGTTCGCAGGCGTAATCGTTACGGCCGGGAAAGGCGCCCCGCCATGCCCCCCATCGTTCCAGATGCACCCGGTGTAGACGGTGCCGCTCGCCCCTGTCGACGCCGTGACGACGTTGTTACGGAACTCGACATTGGCCTTGGCATTGACGATGTAGTTGACCGCATAGGTATTGATCCCTCCGACCGGGTTGGCCGACGACAGGAAGAAGTGATTTCGCTCGACAAGGTACCGGCCGGGGCTCTCGCCGGTCCCCCCGAAAGTGACGAGGAACCGGATGATATCCGCGTGCGGATCGCCATTGGCGTCGGCTTTGGTATATTCGCACCAATTGCCCGCGATATGGACTGTCTTCGTCGCGCCATGAGTCTGGACATAGCTTTCCGTGGCGCCGGTCCAGACCATGTCGGTGACGCTGACGACGCCCTCGCTCGTGCTGCCCTTGTACAAGAGGCCGTAATCGCAATTGGAAAAGCTGCCGCCGCGAATATGATAGCCGTCGTTCCAGCCGTAGCCGGCATCTTGTGTGTAGTTCGCCGTAAAGGCATATTCGGCCAGCAGCGCGGCATGGACAGCCCTTTTGCAGGACGACCACATGCAATTGTTGAGGCTGATCCCGGTCGCGCCGATCGTGAGAACGCCATCGCCGAGCGCCCGGAATACGCAATTTTCGACGATGAGGCCGCCGGAAATCAGATGGGCATAGCCGACACCATGGCCGGCGCCCCAGAATTTGACGTCGAACAGCTTGACTCCGGGCGAATAAGTGTAGCTTCGACTCGCGTCGCCGCTATTGGCCAGCGACGAATAAAAGAGACATGGCGCCTCCGACGTCGCCGTCGCCGGATGAACGAAGCCGCCACCCTTCCCATAGATGTACCATGCCTGCCGATCGCCTCTGGGCGGGATGCGGACATTCATGACCTTATAGAATCGTCCGCACAGATGCAGGGCGACCCCCGGATGCGTTGCGCAATAATCGAGCGCTTTTTGCACCGCCGCGCTGTCGTCCGTTCCCGCCATATTGTTGGTGGGGTCGGCGTCGCCCGCCGCGCCGAAGTCCATGGGCGAGACGCTCTCACCAAGCTTTTGCGCGACGAACCGCTGGACGGCGCCCGCGCCGCCCTGAAGGAAACCGATGATCGAGGAGCCGAGCGACAAGCGAAGATAGGCGATGAACTCCTGAATGTTGGTCCATCGGGACCCGCCATCCCCGTCATCCGATCCGATCATTCCACTGCCGAAAGGGGAACCGAGGGCGGCCGTCGTGGCTTCCCGGTACAACAGGCTGGATCCGCCCTCGCTGCGCTTGCGGATCTCGGCAAGGCCGGTCGAAGAATCGAGAAGCTTGAACATGGTCCCAACGGCAACCGCCGCTTCAGCCGCCGCCCGATCGATATCGACGAAGATATTCTGCGGATTTACGAGGTCGGCGGCCTGGTCCCGCGCCATCTCGGCGCCCAGCGAAAGATAGGCGAGATGATCGGCGGGATTGATCCGCCGCGACTGACCGCCCTGGACGATCGGGACGTCTTCGGACCCGTCGAGCGGGTCGGCGAGCGGCAGCGCGGAAATCTTGGCCATGATCAGACTTTCATGATGTAGGCGAGAGCGTAATAGGGGGGCAGATGATCGGCGGGATTGATCGTGATGCCGTGGCTGTGTGCGGTGCCTCCGCCCGTCTCGCTGCTGCGGCCGATCGACGGCTCATAAGGGGCGCCGTTGAGCGTATAGCCTTCGCCGTCGCCGGGACCGCGCTGCCGCGAAATGCTGTTGCCTGCCGCCAGCGCGGTGCCGCTTTCGCCCGGCACGGCCAGCAAATGGCGGTGCGCGGGCATTTCCGCGACCGTCAGGACATGGCCCTGCACTGCCGCGACGTGGGCGTGCGTCGGGCTGCCGCCGATCGCGCCGGCTGCCTTGTCGCCGCCCGCGCCGATGACGAACTTGTCGCGCAGATCGGGCGTGCCGTTCGTCCCGTCGCACAGCTGCCAGCCCGCTTCGATGTCCGCGACCGCGCCCGACCACAGCATGATCTTGCGGTGCAGCGCCTTATCGATCATCCGCTGCACCATCGCGGGGGTCATGGCGGCGCTGTCGTCGTCGCCCGCGTCGGCCTGATCGGGCGTTGCAAGCTTCACCACCCCGGCGACTGATCGCGTCGCCGGGGGATTGAGGAACAGCGCATCGCCGAACTGGATCACGGCGGCGATGTCGGCGGCCAGGGCGATATCGAAGGCAAACAGGCTGGTCGCCAGCTCTGCCTTCGACAAAATGGGGTCGGCTGCCGTGCTGAAGACGGCGATCAATATATCGTCGCCATCATAAAGGCCGAATCCCGTGACGTCGTAAGTGACGGGATCGGGATCATAGGCGACGACATGGATGATATTCTCCGCGATCGCCTGGCCCGAAACCGTGTCGATCACGCGAAACCGGCCCGGCAGCGCCGTCAGCGTCGGCGCCATGACGAAAGGTGTTGCCGTCAGGCCCAGCGTCTCGATCAGAACTTGGTCGGTCCCGCCCGCCTGCGCGTTGACGATGGCCTCCAGCCCCGCGTCGGTAATCAGCATCTGCAGGGCGGTCATCAGTCGTGCTCCAGGAATTCGCCGCCGTCGTCGGACAGCGGCTCGCCGTCCTCGGTCTGCAGCAGCAGCGGCCAGATCGGATCGTCGTCATGCGCGGCGGCCAGCTCGACGCGCGCGAAGGTCGCGAGCAGCGCGCCGCCCGCCATCCAGCCCAGCGCCTGCGCCTCCAGCGACTGGACGAACGTGAAATGGCTGCGCGCGGGCTTGGTCGCGGCGACGTCGCGGATGATCGCCGCGGCAGTTTCGGCCGTCAGGAAGCTGGCTGGGATGTCGCTCGATCGCGCGCGGACCTCGAATGTATGCGGCGCGGCGCGCGGGCTCATTTCCCACCATTCGACGATCTGGAGCAAGGGCTCGAAATGGTCGAGCACTTCGCGCAGCGCCGCGCGCGTCCCCTTGCGGCGATGGAAGGGGATGGCGTCGGCGATCGCCGCGCGCTTTTCCGCCTCGCTCCAGTCCGCATCCCAGCGCGAAATGGCCAGGCTCCACGCCAGCCATGGCAGCACCGCCGCCGGGCAAGTCGCGGGATTCCACAGCGTACCGACCGCCGACAGGTCGATGTCGGCGCGCATCGCATCCTCCAGCGAGCGTTCGGCATCGGTCGCACCTGGCGGCAGCAGGCTCTTGTCGAGCAATTCGGGCGGGAGCGCGCTCATTCGTCGACGCCGGCGAAATTCAGCGCGACGCCCGTGCACCATCCCGCTTGCAGCATCGTCATCACCAGATCTTCGTCGGGCAGGATCAGTTCGACGCGCTGGACGCCCGCGACGTGGATCGCGGCGATGATCGCCGACATCGGGATGTCGCGGCCCAATTGTCGCGCCTTGGCGAGAAAGGCCGCGACGGACGCCTGCGCCGCATCGATGATCAGCTGCGGGTCGGGGCCGGCATAAAGCCAGACATTGGCGGCGATGCCGAAATGGACGACTTCGGCGGACTGGACGATCACTTCGTCGGTCAGCGGGCGGACCTCATCATGGGTCAGCACGGCCTCCACGGCCGCCAGCGTCGCCGGCGGGGCCGTGCCGTCGCCCGTGCGCGACAGCACCGACACGACGACGCGGCCCGGCGTCGGCGACGTCGCGCTGGCGTCCAGCACGTCGCTCGACGCCGCCATCGCATGATAGACATAGGCGCGTTCCGGCCCCGCGACGGAAAAGCTGTGCGGCGCCAGCAGGATGCGCGCGCGCAGATCGGCATTGCTTTCCATCACGGCGGCCGCGCCGGTCGCGGGATCGGCGGGCGTCAGTTCGTGCCGCGCGACGCCATAGAGCGCGGCGATATGATCGAGCGTCGCGCCCTTGGCAAACGCCAGCAGCAGCCCGCGCGCGGCGTCGTTGAACGCTCGCGCCGCCAGCATTTCGTCATAGACGTCGCTTTCCAGCAGCTTGATCGCCGGGTCGCTTTCGACCAGCGCCGAAAATTCGGGCAGGTGCGTGACGAGGCGCGCCAGCTTCGCCCCCAGCCGCGCCTCATAATCGGGCTGGTCGATCAGCACGGGCGGCGGCAGCCCCGACAGGTCGATGGCGGGCGACGTGGCGATGGAGGAAATCGACGGCATGGAGCGAGGACAAGACACGGCTGTCGCGCGCACGCCACAGCGTGGCCTTGTATGCGGCGGCGTTACAAGGCGCGGCGGTCAATCATCGCGGGACAGGTGCCGTTCGACGGCGTTCAGGATCATGTCGTCGTCGCCCGTGCCGATGCCGAGCAGTTCGCGCGCGGCATAGCGGGCGCGGATCGTGCGGCCGTCGCGCGTGGTGCCGACCTTGTCCTCTTTGCCGAAATGATGGACTTGCGCGACTTTCTGCGCCTGCCCGACGAAGCCGACGCTGACGTCATCGGGGGTGGCGCGGACTTTCAGCAGCCGCGCGAGGCGCAGGTTGCGGAACATTTTGCCGCGCTTGCCGTCCTTGCCCGCGCGATGGCGGCGCGGCGCCATCGCGCCGCCATCGGGCTCGACGTTGGCGGTGATGCGCGCGGCGTTGCGCTTGCGGATCGACTGGCCGATCTTCGACGCCAGCGCGCGCCGCTCGCGCGGCGACAGCGCCGCCATGATGGGATCAAGAAAGCGCTCGATGTCGTCGAAATTGTCGCGGATCATATCGTCAGCCGGATCATGGCAGCGGCGCGCCGGGGATCAGCCGCTCGCCGTCGAGCCACAGGCTGGTCAGCCGCGACGCGGGGCCTTCGTCGCCCAGCGGCATGTCGTCGGCGAACAGCGGGTCGGGCTCCTCCGCGAAATGCATGTCGAACCCGCCGTCCGCGCGGCGCTGGGTATGAACCTGCTCGGTCAATTGCAGCGTCAGGCGCAGGTCCACGGTGCCATTGTCGAGAAAATCGGCCTCGAAGGCGATCGCATCCTTGCCGGGCTGCAGCAGGTCCGGCTGCTGGACGCGCAGCCATGCCAGGATTGCCACGGCCAGCAACGCCTGATGCCCGCCATAGCCGAGCAGCAGAATGTTGAGGCGATAGCTGTAAGCGAAATGATACGCCGCCGTCATCGGCGCGGCGATCGTACCCTGGTCGATCCACAGGATCAGCTGCGCCGGGTCGCGCGCCAGATCGGGCACGGCGGCCGTCAGCGCGGCGCGCAGGCTGTCGGGCTTCTTCACGGCGCGCCCTCGCAGATCTCGCGCCACATGCGGTTATGCTCGCCGGCTCGTGCCCGCATGGCGTCGCTGTCGGCCAGATTGCCGTCGTCACGCACGGGCCGCCCCTCGGCCGCCGCCGCCTCGCGCTCGGCCTTCGGCACCAGCGTATAGGGCAGCGGCGCGTCGATCAGGCAAAAGTCGCTAACAGTCCGCGGGGTTGATCGCGTCGCGCAGGCAGTCGGCGTCGCGCACAGCAGCATCGCCGCGATAATGATCCTTGGCCGCACGGGCTTTCTCCAGATTTTCGATGGTTTTGCCTTGCGCTTCCGCGCGTTCGGCGACGGCGCCGCGCTCTTCGGCAGAGGAAAAGGCGGCATCGACGAAATGAATGGCCGTCCCCACGGCGATGACGGCCAGCAGCAGCGCCAGGCCGATCGTCGCCGCCTTGCCCGCCCCGTCGAGCGCTTTGAACCAGGCGATCATGAGACGTATATCGCGGCTTCGGCGGCGCGGCGATTGACCAGCCCGTCCAGCTTGCGCCCGTCATTATAGATCCAGCGCGCGAACTCTTCTTTCGCCCCGGCATAATCGCCGTTCTTGTGTTTGCGCAGCAGGCTGCTGGTCTTCAGTCCGCCTTCGCCTTCGCCGACATTATAGGCAAAGGACACGAGCGCATCGAACTGGCCCTGCGTCGTCGGCGCGGTCCCGATCAGGTCGGACACGGCCCGTTCGAAACGGGCGAGGTCGCGGGCGAACAGCCGGTCGGCCTTTTCCTTCGTCCATACCGCGCCCAGCGGGATCGGGCCGCCGTTTTCGTCGCGCGTCGTACCCCAGCCGCAGGTGATGGGCAGGCCGTTCTTGCTGCCGGGGTCCTTATAGGCGGTCAGGTGCAGCTTTTCGAAGCCGTGCAGAAAGGCGACGCAGGCGGCGCTGGCTGTGTGCGGCGGCGTTCCGGCCAGCGCGCCATGGACGCGATCGACGTCCGCTTGCGTCAGCGCCTTGCCCTTGATGTCGCGGATCGCCTCGAACAGGCGGCGTTCCACGTCCGGCGCAAGAATGCTCATGATTTTTCCTTTCGGTCGATCCAGCGCCGCGCGAGCGCGAAAGCCTCGCCGGTGAGCAGCCATTCGATGAAGGGCGTGCCGCCGACCGCGATCAGGAAAGCGGCGAGGGGCTGGGTGATGGTGATGTCGATCAGCGGGATCGATCGCCCGTCGAGGACGGGGGCCAGCACGAAGGCCAGCGTCGTCGATCCGAGCAGGCCGATCATCGCCCACAGCGCGGTGTCGATGCCGTCCGCTTTGCGCTGGCGCGACTTCCACAGCGAAAAGAGCAAGGCGATCAGCCCGCCCGATGCGATCGCCGCCATGAATTCCAGCGCATAGGCGGGATTGCGGTCGATCGCGGCGACCGAGACGACGCCGAAGCCGCCGAGCAGCAAAAAAGGATCATGTTTCATCGGCTCTTCTTCCTCGCGGCAGATAGGCGTGCGCATCGCCTTGCTCCTTTCGTCAGTCCCACAGCCGTACCGTTTCCCGCACCGGCGGAGCGGCTTCCGCGACTTCGGGCAGATCGATCATCGTGCCTTCGGGCAGCAGCGGCCCCAGCGCCGCCAATCCGCTGTTGAGCGCCAGCACCTGTTCCGTCACGCCATCGGTGCGGCCCAGCATGCGCCAGCAGACGGCGTCGACCGTCTCTCCGGCCTCGGCGACCGCCTGCATCACAAAAGCTCGACATGATTGCGCTGGACGGGCGTGTCGGCGCCGATCGAGCGCAAGTCGGCGATGGCGGCGTGGCCCATGCGGCGGTAATCGTCGGCCGACACGCGGCGTTCGTCGCCGCGCTGCGCCTGCTGGTCGGCCGCGACCAGGTCGCGATGGCCATCGGCGATTTCGGCCGCCGCATAATAGCGGACGATGCGCCGCCACAGCAGCACGGCGCGCGGGATCTCGTCGATGACGATCGCGTCGGGGTCGGGCAGCGCAAAGAGTGCCTCGACGCCGGCGGCCCGCTGCGCGCGCTGCCAGTCCTGCAACTGGCGTGCCGCGTGCAATATCGCCCCGTGGATCGCGGCGACCAGCCTTTTGTGGGGCACGATATTCTCGCCCAGCCGGATTTCGTCGCGCAGGTCGTTGCAGTCGACCGCCGGATACCAGTCGCCCGCGCTGACCAGGCTGCCCATGGGCGAGGCGGGCGACGGCGGCGTCGAAATCAGGTCGGACATGAGCCTTTTCCTTCTTTACGGGGGGTGGGGATCGGGCACGGCGGAGGCCCACACAGGCCCGCCGCGCCGTCACCGCCCCCCGAGCGCCGTGCGGCGAGCCGGTCAGGCGGGCGGGGGCGCGAGCTTCTTGAGCCCGCTCTCCGCCGCGCGAATATCATGGGCGACGCCAATGGCCTTGTTGAGCCGCTTCGCCTCGCCGAGGTCGGCCAGCGCGCTTTCGAGCAGCGCGGCCTTGCCGCCGGCGACACCATTGTCGGCCTGCGGGTCATAGGCCTCCGCCGCCGCGAGCCCGGCGCGGCCCAGCGCCTTGAACAGCTTGGCGCGCGCCTGGTCGGGCATGTCGCGCTCGACCGTCAGCGCGGCGACGCGGCGCAGCTGCGCGAGCGTGATCGTGCCGGGCTCCTTCAGCGCGGCTTCCGCGATCTCCTCGGCGACCAGGCAGGCGGCCGTGCGGTTGTAGCGTTCGGGTAGGGACAGTCCGTGCGCCAGCACATGCTCCGCGATGTCCAGCGCGCGGTCGATCGCGCGGCAGTCGATCGCCCAGATCATCATCGTCACGACGATCTCGTCCTGCGCCGCCTTGCCGTCGCGTCCCGCCGCCAGCGCCCCGTCGACCCAGGCGTCATATTGCCCCGCGAGGTCGACCTTGATGGGATTGCGCGCCGTGACGGACTGAACTTCGGACAGGCGGCGCAAATCCTCGTGCAGCGCGGCGCGCAGCGCGCGATATTCGCTCGCCGTTTCGCCCGTCTCCGGCATCGGCGCGGCGACGCCCGCGATTCCCGTTCCGGCCTCGCCGGCGGCGAGCGCGGCGCGAACCTGTTTCTGATGGCGGCGAAAGGGGCTGAACATGGTTGGACTCCTGAAATATGGGCCGCTCTATCCGGCGGCGGCCGACCGGCGCTGGAGTCATCGTTCGACCGATGATCCTCCCGGTCTGTGCATCCGGGCTCTGGCGACGCCGACCCGGATGTCAGCCATCGCCGTCAATGCCCCTCGGGTATTCGATCAGGGCTCTTCGGGCTCATCCGGCTCGGCGGCGGCGAAGGTGATATTCTCGGCCATCACCGCGAAATCATCGTCCTCGATGACATAGCCCTCATTGGCGCTGTTATAGTCGACCAGGCCGCGCTTGTTCTCGGGCTCGTCCTTGATGTAGCGGCGGCGCGAGCCTTCCTGCCAATAGAGCGACAGATTCTTCGGCGGCGAAACGAACAAGGTTCCTTCGGGGAAAAAGGGCACGATCCACGCCGGGCGGCCGCCGATCTGCTTTTGCGACTTGATGATCGTGCCGGTCACTTCGTCGCTGGTCGCCTTGCCGCCGTCGATCGTCGGCGCCAGCGCGCGGTTGACCATCGGGAAATATTTTTCGTCGACCAGGTCGGCGCTGACCAGAACGACATGCTCGGTGCTGGTGCGCGCCCAGCTGGGCATGCCCGAAATCAGGTCATAGGCGAGCGCATCGATATTCTGATACGCTTGGTCCTTGCCGACCAGTACCGGCGCGGCCGCGCCCGTCGCGGTGCCGTCGCCCGCCAGCACGCGGCCCATGACATGGTCGGGACGTTCGATGCGCAATTTTTGCAGCCAGCCGATGTTGATGTCCTCGCCGTTGGGATTGTCGACGCGGTTGGTTTGCGCGGCGGCGCTGGTGCCGTGCCAGCCGATGCTGATGCGGGTCAGGCCGATCGCGGTCGCGACCGCGCGGCTGTAGCGCGCCGAGAAATCGGGGAATTTCGACCAGGCGTCGATCAGCGCCCACGGCAGCATGGTGTCGAACTCGGTATCGAAGAGTTCGTAGCCTTTGTCCTGCATGCGCCCGACATATTTGGGCTGGCGCGGCAGATTGGCGGCCGAGGTACGCGCGCCGATCATGTTGTTCGCGCCCATGCCGATCGTCTGCCCTTTCAGGTCGCGGACGGGATAGATGTTGATTTCGCGTAGGAACTCGACCGATTCGGTTTGCAGGTCCTCGATCCGCTGTTCGACGGTCGGGTCGATCGAAAACTGGCGATGGATATTGGCGGCGTTGTTGACCTGGGCGATGGTCACATAATGCTGGTCGAGGACTTGGCGGCCGCGCGTCGAAAGATAGGTCATCGGGAAATCCTTGGGCTTTTGAAAGTCGGGGCGCGGGGACGAAGGGTCAGAAAATCTTGCTCATGTCGTTCTGCGACCCATTGGCGAGCGGTCGCGTGAACTGGCCGGGGGCGGGCATGGATTCGACCTTGTCGTCGATGGCCTTCAGCTTGATCCCGAACGTGTCGAGTTCGCCGCGCAGCGCATTCGTCTGTTCGGTCAGCGCGGCCTGGAACGTCTTGCCCATGTCCGCGAACAATCCGGTCAGCGCCGCCATGTCGGGCGACGCGGGTGCGGCTTCGGGCTTCGGCTCCGGCGGCGTCTCTTCCTTCCTGCCGCCGAACTTCGCCGCGAAATTGTCGAGGACGCCGGTCAGCGCCGACAGGAAGCTGCCGCCTTCGGCCGTGGCGGCGCCCTTGTCGTCGGCGAACTCCAGCGGTGCCGCTTCGTCGCGGCTGAAAATCAGCGCGCCGGGCCGCGCGACGTTGAATTGCAGCCGTTCGGTCGCGATCGACGCGGGGCTGTCGGTCAGCGCGCAGCCCATCAGATAGGCGAAGCCCTTGCCGGCGAAATTGGGTTCGATCTCGATCGACGAATAGACTTTCTGCCCCGCCTCGTTCAGCGCCTCGGCGTCTTCCGTGACGTCGAACGCGCCGAACAACCCCAAGCGCGTTTCCAGCTTGCCCTTGAAGTTGACCTGCACTTCGCCGGTCGACAATTCGGCGACGTCGCCATAGGCGCGGAACGGCTTTTCGCCGGAAATCCCTCGGATATGCTCGATGTTCAGCCGCGCGCCATAAGTTTTCGGATCATAGCTTTCCGCCATGTCGCGGATCATCTTTTCGTCGATCGTACGGCCGTCGATAGTCGATCCGGCCGTGGCCAGCAGAAAGGATTTGGTGCGCTTGAGTTTCATCGAGTCGGCTCCATCGGCGGACCGCTTCGTCGGCGTGACGGGCGGCGAATGAGGGAGCCTTAGGGCGCAAAAGCCGGGCGTCTTACAACGGCGGGGCCTTGTATCCGCCGGTCTTACAAGACGGGGCAGGCGCGCGTCCGCCCATTAGGCGGGCATGGCTTCCCGCCATGCCCGTTGCCGACGCGCCTCATCCCGACACGATCTCCGGCCCCGATTCCGCGCGGGATGCCGAGCGCGAGGCGCGTTCGCTCTATTGGCGCGGGTGGAATATCGCCCAGATCGCGCGCGAACTCGGCGTCCCGCGTCCGACCGTCGCCAGCTGGAAAAAGCGCGGCGACTGGCGAAAGGCGCAGGCCGTCCAGATCATCGAGGACCGGATCGAAGTGCGCGCCGCCGCGCTGATCGACAAGGGCGAGAAAATCACCGAAGGCGACATGAAGCGCGTCGACTTCTTCCTGCGCTGCCTGGAGCGCACGGCGCGCATCCGCAAATATCACGAAAGCGGCAAGGAAGGCGATCTCAACCCCAATATCGCGCGCCGCAACGATGAACCCGCGAAGGCCAAGCGCGCCGAAAAACGCAAGAATTTCCTGACCGAGGAACAGTGGGACGCGCTGGAAGCCGACTTCGAAAAGTGGCGCTTGAGGCACCAGAATCAGTGGTGGGATCGGCGCGACGAACGAAACCGGAAGATACTCAAATCCCGCCAGATCGGCGCAACGGCCTATTTCTCCCGCGAAGCCTTGATGAAGGTCCGGTACGGCTTCCTTGCCGGGAGCGCGCGCAATCAGATCATGATGTCGGCGTCGAAGCGCCAGGCGCTGGTGTTCCGCCGTTACATCGTCGGGTGGGTCAAGAAAGTGACCGGAGTCGACCTGAAGGGCGACCCAATCATGCTCGACATGGGCGACGGCGCGGAGCCGGTCGGCCTGTATTTTCTGTCGACCAATGCCAACACCGCGCAGAGCGAGCATGGCGATCTCTATCTCGACGAATTTTTCTGGATCGGGGGTTTTTCGGAACTGAAGAAAGTCGCCAGCGCGATGGCGACGCACAAGATTTACAAGCGCACCTATTTCTCGACGCCCAGCACGATCACGCACGAAGCCTATGCCTTCTGGTCGGGCGAGGAATGGAACCGGGGGAAGCCGAAGGACCGGCAGCGCGAATTCGACGTGTCGAAGCGCAATTTGCGCGGCGGCGCGATGATGCCGGACCGCAGCTGGTGTCAGATCGTCACTTTGCAGGACGCCATCGACGCCGGAATGGACCTCTTCGATATCGAGGAGCTTCGCGACGAATGCAGCGAGGATGAATTCGACAACCTTTATGGCTGCGAATTCATCGACGACACCGCCTCCAGCTTCCCCTTCTCGGCGATCGCGCCCGCGCGGGTCGACAGCTTCTACAAGTGGAAGGATTTCAAGCCCGCGCTGATCGATATTCCGGGCGCGCGTCCCTATGGCGAAAAGCCGGTATCGATCGGATACGACCCCAACAAGCAGGGCCGCGACGACGCCGCCCTGTCCGTCACGGGCCTGCCCGAAAAGCCCGGCGGCAAGTTCCGCGTGCTGGAAAAGATACGCGCGAACGGGCTTGATTTCGAAGGGCAGGCGAAGCTGATCCGCGACGTCGCGCGCCGCTACAACGTCGTCGATATCGCGATCGACACGTCGGCGCACGGCCAGGCCGTGCTGGAACTCGTCCGCAAATGGTTCCCGACCGCGCGCGGCATCGACTATTCGGTGCGGACGAAGGCGGAACTGGTGATGAAGGGCCAGAATATCTTCCGCAACAAGCGGATCGAAATCGACGCCGGTTGGACCGATGTTCTCGCGGCGTTCATGGCGATCCGCCCCGCGCTCACGAAAACCGGCAAGCAGGTCACTTACACCGCCGCCCGCAACGGCCAGATCGGCCACGCCGATATCGCCTGGGCGATCCTCCATTCCCTTCTGGTCGAGCCCCTCGACGGCGGCGAAGTCGTCGCCGGGCAGGGCGAGGCCTTTTTCTTCGACTGACGGCAAAGGAACGCGCCATGAACGAACTTGTGGAAATCGACGCCGGCGAACCGAGCGGGGCGCCGATGGTGTTTACGTTCGGCGAGCCCGACAGCGTCATCGGCTCGCGCGACCTGTGGACCTATTTCGAAGTGTGGCAGAACGGCCGCTGGTACGAAACGCCGCTGCCGATGGTCAGCCTGGGCAAGGCGTTCAACATGTCGTCGCACCATCGCAGCGCGATCGCGCTGAAGGTCAATCTGCTGGTCGAGCATTTCACGCCGACGCGCTGGCTGGACAGCGACAATTTCGAACGCTTCGCGCTCGATTTCCTGCAGATGGGCAATGGCTATCTGGAGCAGATCGACAATCTGGGGGGGCGGCCGCTCGCCTTCCGCCACAGCCTCGCCGCCTGGACGCGCATGGGGGTGGAGCCGGGCACGGCCTTTTTCGTGCAGGGGCCGATCGGCGTCGAGCATGAGTTTCGAAAAGGGCGGCTGCACCAGCTGCAGCAGCCCGACGTACTTCAGGAAATTTATGGCATTCCCGAATGGCTGGCCGCGCTGCAGGCCGGGCTCCTTAGCGAGAATGCGACTTTGTTCCGCCGCCGCTATTATCTGAACGGCGCGCATGCGGGCTTCATCTTCTATCTGTCGGAGGCGCTGGCTGACCAGGAGACGCGCGACAATGTGAGGGATCAGTTGAAGAACGCGCGCGGGCGCGGCAATTTCCGCAACCTCTTCCTGAACATCCCCGGCGGTAAAAAGGATGGCGTGCAGATCATGCACCTGTCCGAAGTCGCGGCGAAGGACGAGTTTTCCAACGTCAAGAACATCAGCCGCGACGAACTGTTGGCCGCGCACCGCACGCCGCCCCAGCTGATCGGCGTCATCCCGCAGAACAACGGCGGCTTCGGCGATGTCGGCCGCGCGATGGACGTGTTCTTCCCGAACGAAATCCAGCCGATCATCAGCCGCTTCGTACGGATGAACGAACGCCTGGGCGTCCCCGCCTTCGCCTTCCGCGCCTATGAGCCGAAGAGCGCCGCGCCTGCGAACGGCTGA